AGAACTGACGGCATAGGCGCGCTGACCAACACAGGTGTTACATCGGGTATTGAATCGGTAGTGGTGCGCGATGACATCTACCCACGCTGCCATTTCCGCGTGCTTGGGGTAACGGTCAAAGGCACGGACAACCCTATATTCACGATTACAGCAGGCGCTCTCAAGGCGGATGGCGTGACAGTAATGAGTTACGCAGAAATGGTAGCAGAGCAACTCCTGCCTTTGCAGATCGCGCCTAACGAAACGCTATCAATATCGTTTGAAAGCGGCTATCTCAACGGCAAAGAGTTTGAGGTGGCGTATGACTACAAGGAAGTGAACGGAGTAATGGAATGGGCGCTCACGATCGTACCAGAGCAGGGAGATGATAATGGCGTTTCGCTCCCATTCGGCAACCTCGCTCCAAAGGTAGGCGACCAGTTCGCTATCTTCCACATGATAATGCCTCAATTCTACATCACAAGAGCGCAAGAGGAACTTGCACAGGTCGCTTATGATGAAATGCTTGGCGTGCAAGATACGCGCCCCGAAATCAAGTGCAAATCGGAGCCTGAGTTCTTCGCCAACCAGCGCGTCATACTCGGTCAGCGCATGGGCGTTCATTCGGAGTTATTCGGCAATATCCTGCTGGATACGAACGGAGATATAGCAGAGGGCAGTCCAAGCCTCTTTGTTAGCCGCGTTACGCAGTTCACGCACTCGCTGACCACGCCTAACGATGTGGAGTTGCGCTTGGCTTCTTCTCGCGTTGAGGGTCACTTGTCGGAGATTGAAGCAGCCATTGCAGACCAAACGGACGATATTAGAGGACTTGAACAACGCACTATCAACCTCTCTCGCAGAGGCTGGCACGACGCGGCAGAAATGCGTGATATGCTCAATAGCCTTGCGGCAGAGTTCCTGCTCATCGGAGAGCAGAAGAACCAATTTGCGTTTACCAGCGCTATAGAGTGCGTAAACGGCTATGTTGTCGCAGATATAGACCACTTCGACCACTTACATGTTTCGGCTGGATATATTCAACACACCCAAGAGCCATATATCAAGTACAGCAATAGCGGTCGCTGGGACATCAATGTTACCGACATCACTACCGATGAGAATAGCAACAGCCTCGACCCTACCAAAGCGTATTACCTATATGCTATATGCGCCGCAGGTGCTACTACTGCTACGATCGTACTGACGGACGATACAACCAAGGCAAGCAGCACCGATTATTTGCTCATGGGTATTCTTTCGAGCGAGTACGAAGATGAAAATACCAAGACCTCTTATCGTGTGTTCAACCGTAGTAACGGCTTCACGCGAGTAGCAGGCGGAACTATCACCACCGAGCAGATACAAGACCCTACCCGATCGCTGATTATTGACTTCTCCTCTAATCCGCCACGAATCATTGCGCGGAACGGAGCGAAGATTATTGGCAATATAGAGTTCGAATTGACAGAGGAACAGATCGCGGAAATCGTAGGCTCTGTGGGGAGCGATTACGATTATCTCAAGGAAGCACTACAGCAATCAACCCGTATCACAGGCGGCTTGGTATCAACGAGCGTGATAGAGTTACAGGACGGCGGAGTTACAACGGCTGGTATTAGCGGCTTGAATAATGACGGAATCTTGCTTTGGGGTGGCGCTACTTACACGCAGGCAAAAGAAGCGTCAAAAGAAAGCAACGATTTTTTCAAGGGAGAAAATAAAACGGGTGAACGCATAGCATACCTAATGAGAAAAGACGGAACTGGCAAATGGGGAGTTCTCCGAATCGATTTAGATAATGTTCAGATTCTGACTGACGACGGTAGCGTTATTATTGATGACACGGACGGCATAAGATGTCAAAATAACGCACAGGGTAACGCCGCCGTGTTACTCACTCCTAAAGAGCTAAAGACGCTTGCAGAGTTGAAATCTCTTGGACAAACAGTTACGAATAAAAAGGAGTATCAGAACCCATTTAACAACCCTATCTATCACACTTCATACGGAAGCGAAACAGTATCGGTACAATCAAGCGTTAAGACCTATTCTGTATTTGTAGGATTAGGTGGTACTCTAACAGTATATGGAGACGCTCAATTTGCGTCATACTCCGCCGACGACAAGAGCCATGTTACGGTAGGAGACCAGGACTTGGACGGATTATATGTGGTAATCAAGAACAGTTCGGGAACTATGGTTAAAAGCGGATACGTAAGTAATTGGAATCAAACATCGCTTAGTTATACTGCAGCAGAGGCGGGCAACTACACTATTGAAGCGCGCGCTTGCATTTATGCAACATTTGAGTATAACGGTGAGGAGCGAGGAAATGGAGTGACAATCTATTTAGACCAGTCGCAAACTTACATTGGCTACACGGCAACCTATATGCAAGCCGATAAGCAAACTATGGTTGCGTACAAAGGTCTGTTCTCATACCAAGGAGAAACATCGTATTTCTACTACAAGGACGGCGTTGGTTTAGACTGCCGTGTTGGAAATTACCAATTCAAAGTAAAGAGCGACGGCATATATGTATATGACCACGGATCGGGCGGATTTGGTGGCAAACTGAAGAAGAGCACAACGCTTGCTTCTGCTTTTAAAACGCTCATGGGATTATTTACGGACGGCTCAAAAAAGAGTGGGTTTTCGGCTCAACGGGAAGCGGTACAAGCGATATTGGGCAAGGTAATGATTGTAGAGTAACTACCACAACTTGCTCTGCAGGTCATGGTACTGCTTCATGAGGCGCTTGTACTCTCTTTCGTTAGTCCAAATATACTTGCCTGCTTCATCAAGAATGCGCTTCGATTCCTTCTCCAAACGCAACCGTTCCTGCTGACGGAAAAGAATAGCAGAAATTTGGTCTTTGTCGTACAAAATATCGCTTTCGGAATCAGCCGCCTTGGGTAGGAGTTTTACGAACTGCTCGCGCGCTTTCGCGAATGTAGCCTTGTTTCCCATACCTTGCGCTTGGAACGCGAAACGATCTAACAGAACAAGGTCGCAAAGTTGTATCGCCTTATGATATTGCTTGAGGGCTTTTAGCGTTTTTAGCAAGCGGTCGTGAGCATATCCCGTGTTATGACCGTAGAGGATAGCCAAGCGCGCACTATCAGCACAAGCGACGAGGTGGCTTTCGCTCTCATTACGCAACTTGAAATGCGCGTCCATGATAGCCAAGTGAATACCAGCGTCCTCGGGATTAGTCTTGAGCAAGCGCTCGCCTTTGGCAATAACATCTGCGTACTGCTTTTCGGAAAGCATATTGTACAAAGCAACAGTTTGTTTTGACATAGCAACAGCAATTAAAAACGGCTGCAAAGGTAATGAAAATAACTGAAATCATCAAATAAAATCAACCAAAAACAACTAAAATCAAACAAAAATGGGAACTTTACTATTCATACCCTCGCTTTTTGAGGGTGACATTCACGGCTTCATGACGGAGATTGCCATAGTGATGTTGCTGTGGCTGGTAGTCATAGCAGCGAGCATGATTGACCTTATCACGGGCATTTCCGCCTCTCGTAGGACTGGTCGCAAGCGCACTACCTCTTGGGGACTGCGACGCACCTTGTCCAAGGACTTGCAGTACCTCTCAATGCTGGTCATGCTACTTATTATAGATGTCGTATTGAGCGTGCTTTCGCCTTACCTCACGATATTTGCTATCCCTGTATTATCGGTCATCGGTAGCGGCGCGATCGTGATTGTGGAAGCCATATCGGTGTACGAGAACATGCGCAAGGGTAAGGACGAAAAAGAGGACAAGTTAGACGATGTGTTCCAAATCGTTGCTTCTACTGCGGACGCGGTGGGTAATGACAAAGTGGTGCAAATTCTCGAAGCGTTGAAGAAGCATGTAGAACAGAAAAAAGACTAATCTATGTTACAGCTGCTTTTAGATAGAGCATGGAAAAAAGCCGACTACACGATTGGTGGGTTATACCTTAATGGAGAGTTCTTTTGCAACACGCTCGAAGATAAGGTGCGCGATCTGAACAAGACTGCAAAGGTAAAAGGCATGACCGCTATACCAGCAGGGGAGTACGAGGTGTCAATGAATATCATCTCGCCAAAGTACTCCAAGCGCAAAGCCTACCAATGGTGTGGAGGGCGACTTCCAAGACTTTTATCCGTGCCGCAATTCGCAGGCGTATTGATACACCCAGGCAACACCGCAAGAGATACAGAGGGCTGTATCTTGGTAGGCGAAAACAAGGTTGTAGGCGGGTTGGTAAATAGCCAAAAGGTATTTCGCAAGTTGTGGGACATCCTCAACGAGGCGTACCGAAAAGGAGAAAAAATAGTAATCAAAATTCAGTAGTATTATGCAAAAAATCGCAATCGAACAAGGCGCAAGCCACTATGTAGAGGCGGAGAGCCTACCAGCGCTTGAGAACGGCGCGAAATGGCTCGTGTCGCTATTCAACGAATCGACGGGGCGTAGGTTCATGGCTACGGAATCTACCAAGAACGGAAAGAAGCGCTTCACATGGGAATCGGGAACAACGATTGACCCAGCAACAGGCGTTGTTTCTGTTCTCACGGACAAGCCTAACTCCACCGCGCAAATGTGTGAGGGAGCATACCAACTGCAACTCATCGCCTCTGACCTTTCAGCCAGCGGAACTACACCAGCTATATACGAAGTCTATAAAGGCAGTATCATGGCAAGTGTAAGCAATGTAGAACAGTAAAACTCGCACAGCTATGAGCAAATTAGATGTAACACTCAATGTGGAAAAGCAAGTAATCAACTTGGTTGATGAAAGCGGTGTGCAGGTTGGGTTAGAGCCACAGCCTAAAATAGCCGTCACGATGAGCGAAAGCGGCGGTGGCGGAGGCGGCTCTATAGATATGGATTTGACGAGAAAAATGTACTCTGCTCGCTTTGAGCAGAACAGTGACGGTGATAATACTTGGACAATGGTTATGCCTGTTGTTTCGGGTGTAATCATGAACGAAGATGATACGGTAACAATTCAAATGTAATAATTATGGCAGGAGAAAAAATTGCAACAAGAATCAAAGACCCTGTCACAGGCGAGGAGTACTTGATTGGTACTACTGGCTCAAGTGAAAAGGTCATGGTCAAATTATCAGCTCCGCTCGCTATAGAGTGGGAGAATTACCAAGTAAGGGTGCAAGATAGGTCAGATTCGCTTTCAAGCGGAATCTATCCTCTCAATGCGCTCGGAGAATGTAGTTTCAATGTTCAGATAGGACACATCTACGAAGTGTCGCTGCCTGTTATTGAACAGTACCCACAACCCGTGCCTTTGACATACACCGCTTCTATGGCTTCTCGCAAGATTGAATACGCCTACAATGAGGCAGAACTCTTGTATGAGCAAGTGAACATCAGAACGCGAGTTGTATCGGTACAAGACGGAGTGGAAATGCTTGACGGACTGCTTGCCGTGGCACGCTGCACAGACGGAACGGCGTATGTAGGCGAGTTCTCTAACGGACACGCGGAAATCACTATACCATACGGTAAAGAGTACACTATCGCCTATCCAACAGTAGGCGGCTATTATCACGACCATGCAAACGATACATTTGTGTCGGGCGTTGCCTCTCGTGAGATATATGTACACTACTATTGGCGTTCGTTTGGCGTAAACGGATTGGATGCCGACGGCAACCTCTACACCCTTGATGAGATTAAGGCTCTTGAGGACAAGAGTATCATTGTAGCAGCGTCCTATAACGATGCCGAACTTGAGGTAGCAGACCGTGGTGACGGTACTACTGGCTGTGGTTTCATGTGGAAGATTGGAGAAACGACCGCAGGCGCACAATGGGCAGTATCAAATGTTGAGTTTGATACCACACGCTTGCCGTTCGTTACATCGGACGCTATCGGCTTGCAACATTGCGCTGGCGCGCGCTACACTCAATACATTATTGAGATTGGCGAGGAAATCTCCGTAGCAACGCCAGCAGCTACTAACTGTCGTAACTCTACAATCACTATCGGCGGTGTAACACGCAACGGCTACTTGCCTGCTTATGGTCAGTTGAGAAGACTTGCGTTGAACTATTCAGCCGTGCAAGCGTTGTATAGCGCGCTCGGTAAGACTGCACCAACAATTACGAGTGGCAACTGGTGGACATCTTGTCAGGGCTCTGCGCAGGGCGCAGTGTTTCTGTACCGTGGTGGGTTCAACGGCAACAACACCAAGTCGAACGGCAACAGTGTGTTGCGGGTTTACGACCTTTAGAAAAATTCTCCTTTCCCTTTCCGCGCGGCATTTAAGTCCGCGCGGTTGAAACTATATGAGCAAGAATCAAACATACAAGAAAAGAATGGTTCCGATCGAGAAGCCTACGCGAGAGTTATACTCCCTGCTGATTGACGCTCGATTGACATTCCAACGAGATGTGCGTCATACACTTTGGCAGTACACCGTGCAAGAAGTCAGAAACATGATAGGTCATATTGGTGTCGCAGACAATTATCCGCAATTAAGAGAGAGTGCGCTTTCGCAGTTCCTCACCGAGTTTTACAAGGTTAGCGCGGATTTGAAGATGTACAATGAGAAAGGCTTTCTAACTCAAAAGGTATATCTACAAGCGTTTCCGTTAATGGATAGCATAGAGCGGCAATCCAAAGCATGGCTGACAAATACGATAAATGCCAGAGTCGGGAGCAATGAAAATGGTGCTACCGAGAGCGTTTCATAGAATAAAGGTGGCTATCCACTATCAACCGAAAGGAGTAGTTAAGAATAAGTAAGTGATAGCAGACAGTGGCAACTGGTGGACATCTTGTCAGAACTCTGCGCAGAACGCAGTGAATCTGAACAATGGTGGGTTCAACAACAACAACAACAAGACGAACAACAACAGTGTGTTGCGGGTTTACGAAATTTATATATGAAAGAGTGGTGTACTTTGGAGGAAGTGTATGAGGCATACCTCGATTGTCGCAAGAGAAAACGCTCATCAAAATCATGTTCGGTCTTTGAAACAAATGAAATGGCGAATATCCATAGGCTATGGCAGGAGATTCTGCACCATACCTATGAGATTGGCTATAGTGACGCTTTCTGTGTAACACGCCCAAAACTCCGCGAGGTGTTTGCAGCCGAGTTCCGCGATCGCATTATCCACCACTTGCTTGTCAAGCGGACGATAGCACTATTTGAAGCGCACTTCGTGCAAGATACCTATAACTGCCGAAAGGGCAAAGGTACTGACTATGGAGTGAGAAGAATGGTGCATTTCGCTGAAAAGTATAAGGACGGCTGGGTGCTGGTACTTGACCTGCGAGGCTTCTTTATGAGTATCGACAAGCGTATTCTTGCCGAAATGCTCGAAAAGTTCTTGAGGGAGAATTACCACCGAGAGGACATCGAGGATGTTATTTGGCTGTCGCGCTTAATCGTAATGCACCGCCCGCAAGATAAGTGCATACGAAAAGGCGATTTGACAAAGTGGAATGACTTGCCGCGCGAAAAGAGCCTGTTCACTACGATGTATTGGCTCGGACTTGCGATAGGCAACCTAACAAGCCAAATAGATGCCAACTTTTACTTGTCGCCCTTTGACTATTTCATGGCTTTTGTCTTGAGGTTGGAGATGGGTAGATATGTAGATGATTTCGCCACATTCAGTATGGAAAAGTACAAGCTGCTATCGGCAATACCGAAGATTCGGGAGTTTCTGTGGGAGCGACTGCGACTGACATTGCACCCGATGAAAGTGTATTTGCAACCTGTTCGCCACGGCTTTAAGTTCTGCGGAAGCGTGATAAAGCCAGGCAGGGTGTATGCAGGCAATAGAACGGTAGGCAATGCTATAAACATGATTTTGCACTACAACAAACTAAAGAACAAGGAGACTGTTGCAGAGGAGTTTGTGCAACGATATAATTCGTACATGGGGTATTTGGTACATCGTAATGCGTATGCTATCCGCTGGAACCTTTGGAATCTCGTGAGCGAAGAATGGAAAGAATTTGTGTATATAGAGAACATGTGCGTAATGAGAGTGCGCGTGAAATATAAAACTAAAACAAAACTTTTAGAACAATATGGTAAAAAGCGTAATGCTGAAAAAAGACTTCGCGGAATCAGCAACCGCGTTTGTGAAGAAAGGTGTGCAATACTACCACCTGCGAATCAACCCTGTTGAAAAAGACGGAGTTGTCGAGTGTATTAGTGCCGTGCTTGACCATGAGCCAACGCAAGAGGATAAAGACCGCTTGTATGGGGAGTACCTTGCGCTATGCAAGAGCGTGCAAATCGCTCAAGTGGATAGTCACGACAAGAGCGAAGCTGTCAATGGCTTCTATATTGGTGACATACACGCTTGGCTCGATAAGGCGACCCGTGTAGGACTTGCTAACTCTATTGCGATAGAGAAAGCAGCAGGAGTAGCAGAAACAACGCTGTATCTCAATGGAGTTGCTCTCACGATCGGCGTTGAGCAAGCACAACAAATGCTGTCTGCGTTAGAGCTGTATGCCTTGGACTGCTATCGCAGAACAGAGCAACACAAGATAGCAATCGGCAATCTAACAACAATCGAGGAGGTAGAGAGTTATGACTACACAACAGGATACCCCGAACAGCCACGATTCGAAGTGTGAGTACTACCCCAATGGTTTAGTTATAACTAAAAACAGAGGGGCACTTGTTGCAGAATGGAAGCATGAGAAATCGCGGGATAGCACTCCCAAGTAATAGGAGTATAAAGTTTATTGATTCTGTCGCACAAATCCTTGATTGCTTCTTCATGAGAGAATGAACCCCATGTGAAATGTTCGGTACAGTACTCACGAATTTCATCTATGGACTGAGGCTCACTTTCGAAAGTAGGCGAACCTGTCTTTTGATTAAGATGATAGATGTCCTTGCAGAATTTCAAAAGTTTGTCCTCTGAAATTAACTTAGAATCAACCAGTTCGGAAAGAGTGATTTTATGTAACATATCCTATGCGTGTTAAAAACAGCGCAAAGGTACTAAAAATTAACCAAATAAACAACAATTGTTATGAAAAAATGGATTTTTGAGATGTTAGGAGCAGTAGTGGCGATACTACTATTCCTGTATGTAATCACGGTATTTCAGTCATGCAAACTACCGAAGCCTATTGTGGACACAACAACGCAAAACAATACGATCGTGAGCGAGCGTTACGATAGCGCCCACTCGGTAGAGGGTGATAATGCCACGCTCAAGGCTCTGTTTAGGTGTGACAGCCTCGGCAATGTCTATCTGGACAACCTTACGACAGAGCAGGGCAAGCGTATTAACCTTGAAATGAATATACAGTCGCTCCAAAGCGCACTTGATAGTACAAGGAACGCGCTCGCGAGCGCACGCGCGAAAGGTAAGGAGAGCGAGAATACTACCCCAGCACCGCCGACTAACCAGCCGATGTTTGTGGAGATTGATTGCAAAGAGGATAGTTTTATGGTAATTATTCGCGGGCTACGAGAGCGCATAGCCGTGTACGAAGAAAAGGAGCGCAAAGAGCAGATTCCTGTGCGTGAGGTTTCGGATTACCACAAGAACTGCGCAAGAGGCTTTTGGACGCTGCTCATCGCTAACGCCTTGATTATCGCTTTCAAGATATGGCGCAATAAGAGCAAGATCGCTTCGTGGGCGATTAACATCATTGCCAAATTCAAACTGCTTAAGTAAATTATTTGCATATTTGCAGATTTTTTACTACCTTTGCACCGCATTTTAGAAACAACCCTAAATGCGGTGCAATTTTCTTTGATTTGACATACAATTACACATTTTTGTTGTGATTTTGTTACTAACACAGCAGTAACACGAACGCAATACGCTGATAATCAATAAAAATAGCACTCATTTAGACATTCTGTATCGGAAAGTAAGGCACGTTTTTGGAAAGTAAGGCAGGAAATAAATAAACTCAATCTAAGTCAAATAACGCCTGCAATATAGAAAAATGCGCCTATTCTGAAAAAATCTTCATTTTTTACTTTATTTATATTGTAGTTTCAATAATTTGTTGTAATTTTGTGACCCGAAACGAAAAAAGTAACAAAAGTAACAAAATCATTGTGACTATGAGTACCAACAAAGAGCCTATCAAATTACGCAAGCGCACTAACACATCGGGGACTGTTTCGCTGTACCTTGATATTTACCTTGACGGCAAGAGAACTTACGAGTGGTTGAAACTCTATCTGATTCCCGAAAAGAGCCGAAAGGATAAAGAGCAGAACAACGAAACATTGCGCCTTGCGGAAGCGATCCGCGCAAAGCGTATAGTGGACTTGAAAAATGGCAAGTTCGGCTTTGAGAATGAATTTGCCACACAAACGCGCTTCTATGACTACTATCGAAGCATGTGCGAGAAACGGCTCGGAGAGGATAGCCATGGCAATTGGGGCAACTGGCACTCATGCTTACACCACCTCAAAAAATACGATCCGCGTGAGGACATCACTTTTGCCGACATCACGGCGGAATGGGTACAAGGCTTCAAGGACTACTTGGATCGCAAGGCGATTGCCTGGCAGCACGACACAAGAGAGCGCGACAAGAGCAAGCCGTTGTCAAGAAACAGCAAGGTAAGTTATTTCAATAAGTTGCGCGCCTGCCTCAATCAAGCGTTCGAGGAGCGCATTATACCTACTAACCCGCTCCGTGGCATAGAGAGTTTCAAAGCAGAAGAGGGAACACGCATGTACCTAACCATAGATGAGGTAAAGCGCCTTGCGGAAACGGAGTGCGATTACCCACAAATCAAGAACGCATTTCTGTTCTCATGCCTAACAGGACTGCGCAGGAGCGATATTATCAAACTGACATGGGGTGATGTTTATCAACAAGGCGAATACACCCGAATCATCTTCACGCAGAAGAAAACAGGCGGGCTGGAGTACCTCGATATTTCAGAACAAGCAGTAGCGCTCATGGGAGAGCGGAAAGAGCCACATCAGCGTATATTCGGAGATATACACTCACCCTCTTGCACCAATAGCACGCTCAAGATTTGGGTAGCGCGAGCAGGCATAAATAAGGAGATAACATTCCACTGTGGGCGACATACCTTTGCAACAATGATGTTGGACTTGGGAACCGATATTTACACCACATCAAAGCTGCTTGGGCATAGGAACATTAGCACCACGCAGATATACGCGAAAGTCCTCGACAAGAACAAGCAGGCAGCGGTGTCGCGTATTCCGAACATATTAGGTACTGAAGAATAAACACCCCTATATTGGGGCGATACAGGGGTAATAAATCAACGGCTGGGCAGTAGTAACCGCTCAGCCGTTTTTCTTTGTCCTCTTGCGTTTATTTTTACTTGAACAAGGACTTTTCCATTTGCGCACCAATCGTTGCTCTAACGCAATATCTTCTAAAAATAACTCACGAACCCCTGCGAGGGCAATAATCTTGCCAAGTTGTTGTATCGTACAACACGGAGAGTTCCCAGTCGTCTATATCGAGCGTGTCACACACGATCTGCACGAACGCCCTGTGAGTTAGGCGCTCATTATTACGCATGCGCGCGAGCATACGCTCTATTCTGCATTTAAGAACGCGCGCGCGACATTCCATTACGCTCTCGGGAGTGTTCATTGCCTTTGTTGAACAAGTTTTAAGAGCATATCAATCTGCTCATCTTTCTTCTGAATGAGCATTCGCATTTCCGCTAACTCCTCAAGCTGGCGGCTCATAATATCCTGCTGCTTCTCAAGGGTAGCAAAGAACTTTTCCGTGT